TTTTGAATTGCACCTAACCTTGGAACTGCAAATAGATACACATTATTAAAATCGCAAGCATCATTAAATGTTATTTGATTGAATAATAATTTTGCATCTAAATTAGGTCTTTCTAACCCTAATTCATAATAATAATTTAAATATTTTGATGTATAATCTTTGTTTGAGCATACTGCTACATCATGAAGTATATTTGAAAAGTTTTTTTCAACAATTGATTTATAATCAAATACAGTAACCGCTCTATTTTGAGCTGAAAATATAAGTGGTGTATTTTTACGTATATCTGAAACACTTTCAATATAAGTTGGTGGTACAGATGAATATTGATTATCTAATTTTAATGTTATAATATCATTAGAAGTAATATAATTTGTATTTAAATCTTCTATATCAGCGTATACTTCCTGAAATAATCTAGTATTATATAATGATAATTTCCCTTCCGAAGCTGCACCATTTCCTACTACCCCTTTACTTCCATCACTTTCTAAATAATAAATTAAAACAGAATCTCTAGCATTTAATTGTTTACCATTAATTCCATTTCCGAATTTTATTTCAAAATGACCATATTCATTTAATCTTTTTTCAAAAACTAACGATATATTATCAGCTAAATACAAACTCGAAATTTCTTTACATTCAATCCATTTCTGAGTATTAACATCTTTAACAAAAACAAAAATGTTATTCTGATCTATCATTTTTGTATTACCATCAGTTGTTGGATAATCTATATTAAGAGTTATTTGCTCGAATTTATCTCCAACAGCAGTATATGTAGGGTATTCTCTAAATATACCTTGATATAATAAATTGTTTTTACCTATAGATTCTATATATTCCTCTTTATTATCAAGAGTTTTTTGAAAAGTAATATCTGTATTAAAAGAATATGGTACATTTCTTATTGTTATATTAGAAAATCTTTTAATTGTATATGTATTTTTAGGTAATGTAGAATCCGCACTAACATTTACGTTTAAAGTAGCCGTATTATTACCATTTGTTTTGTATCCTATCAAAGATACAATTTTATTCATATTTTCGAATAATTCTGCTTGAGAAAATAGTGAATCCGAAGCAGTTTGATTTAAATAAAACAATAATACGTGATATGTATATGCTATAATATCAACCAATCCGTTTATATTGCTACCTTCGTAATCAATGTCTGGAAAAATACCACTATTCCTAATTCTGTTAGTAATTAATTGCTTTATACTAACAGCATCAAAAGCTGCATAAGCATTTCTGGGTAAATTAAATTCTGTATATTTAGATGCACTCATGATTAATTTGTAAAAACATATCCGCCACTGTTTAAATTTCCAAATAATGGAACGTTGATAATATTTAGAGCTGGAATATCAAAGTAAATTACTATATCAAATTCATTTACATCTTCTAAAATTGTGATATCTACACTTTTTAATGTAATTCTTGGTTCATAACTACGAATTTGTTGAAAAATCCTCCTTCTTATCTCTTTTGCAGTGTCTATAGTTGCTGGTTCGAAAATATACCTTCTAATGTCCATTCCAAATTCAGGATTTAGTATTTTTTCTCCCGGAGTCGTAGTAAAAATGTTATAAAGAGAGTTTTTTATTGCTTCAATATCATAATCTATTTTAATATCCGTAATTTCAGATTTTTGAAACAAAAAATCATTAATATTATAATTATCTACCAAATCCATATGCAAATCAGCATATGTATATGAATATCCAGCATTTTCTCTCTTGGGAAGTCTATCTAAAACAATTTTACCCATAAAAATATTTAACATATGAACTAAATAATCTTATGGAAAAAAAGTTCGTTAAACTTATTGAAACAGCTATGTCCAGTACCCTTCGTGGTGGATACTTGGTTGGTGATTATGTAGAATTAGTTAAAAACTACAAAACCCACAAAGAATACAAAGAATTAAACGATACTATTAAAGCCAAAATTGATGCTTTAACCAAAAGTGACCTGCATATTCGTGTAATTAACGTAAATGACGTTCCCGCTTTACGTTTCCCCGGTAATCCCGATCTTATGACTGGGGTAGTAAGTGTCACTATTGCACAAGATCAAGGTGGTGGACGCTATTTCGAACCTATTATCGTAGCTCCTTGCCTATTAAAGAAACTCGAATACTATCCGAATTATCCTAAGTTCCCTGATTCCTTCAATTATAATGCTAAGATTACGCATAAACCAGAAAAAGTTGATGATGTTGATGGGGGAATTGATAAAGGTACTTATACTCTTGCTTCAAAAAACACTAAGATATCAACTAAGAAGTAACTTAGACAAAGAAATCATACAAGCAAACGCATTAATCTCTATATCAGATACGAATGCATGACGATACATGTATTCTGCTATGATAAGCATAGATTCTCTTCGTTTTGAAGACTCTAAATTGCTGATATAAAGATAATTTAATAAAGATTTCATTAAATTGTGATAATCTGACTGAAAAACAGATTCATTCGTTATAATAAACTTTCTGACATCACAAATATCTTCTTTTGTCAATTTCTGGAAGATTTCCTCCATGAATTTGTCTGAAATAGCCGAATATTTGATATCCAACACACCAGAAATAGAATATTTCTGTAAATCGTTCAATATTCTCCTAAAATCTGGAAAATTAGCCTTTACTAATGTCTGAAAATTACCTATTTGATCAGATGGAATGCTAATCTTCTCCTTTTGAAGGATATTAAAGCAATGTTTAGCAACATCTTTAATAGAATGTTCAAAATTCAAGGTCTGACAACGACTTTGAATTGGTGTAATAATCTTATGTTTGTAATTAGCAGTTAAAATGAACCGAGTATTGCCAGAATACTCCTCCATAACATTCCTAAGTGCCCTACTTCCTTCACTAGAAATACCATCAGCCTCATCTAAAATGACTACTTTTAATCCACCATCGAAAGATTTGGTCTGTGCAAACCCCACAATCTTAGTTCGGATCGTATCAATACCATTTTCATCCGAAGCATTAATGTAAAGATAATCACATTTCAATAATTCATTAACGATTATCTTAGCAACTGTTGTTTTACCCACACCCGGTGTTCCCACAAACAATAAATGAGGAATATCTTTGTTATTTTTGAAAGATTCCAACATTTTTCTGGTTTCATCAGAAACAATAAGTGTATCTAATGTTGTTGGGCGATATTTTTCACACCATAAACTATTAATATCCATATTATCTTCCTGAATCTCCAAACCCTTTAACTCCACGTGGTGTTTCATTCTTAGTATCTGACCAAGAAATTTCAGGTTCAATCAAATTATATACAACTAACTGTGCAATTCGATCTCCTTTTAATACTTTATAGTCTTCTAAACCATTATTAATCAAAGATATTCCTAATTTTCCACGATATCCATTATCAATTACTCCAAAAAAGCTAGTAATTTTATGTTTAAAGTATAAACCAGACCTAGATTCGACTCTAATCCAATAACCCGGTTCAATGTACCCAATTTCCAATCCAACTTGCACCACTTCTGTTGATTGTGCAGGAATAATTGCATCCTCTACTGCATAAATATCATAACCAGAGTCACCAATTAACGGTTCTTTGTTGTTTCTTTGGGGTAATTTAGCGTCTTCGTGCGTTTTAATAAACGTTATTCTAGGAACTTGCATATAAATCTATATAATTAAATACTACTATGAGTGATAATACCGATAATGTGGATGATACAGTGGATTCCATTTTAAATCAACTGAAAAGTGTCCCTTCATTAGCAAAAACAGCAGAAAAATCTCAAACTAAAGACATATCTCCCGAAGATTTAGAGAAATTTATCATCCAATATACCAGTAGATTGGTAGAAAATGCAACAGAATCTGTAGAATTCGTAAAAGATAACGTACAAATGGCACCATCTCCAGAAGATGTCGTGTCTTTAGCAGAATTAATTAAATCTACTTCTGGTGCTTTAGAAGTTTTGAATAAAATGGTTATTAATAAAGCTAAAAACAAGACTTCTGTTCAGATAAAAGAAATGGATATTGCTAATAAGAAGCAAGAATTAGATACTAAAGTCAATTTAACTCTTACTGCTTCCAGAGAAGAAATGATGAAACGTTTATTTAGTAAAGTAGATGTAATTGATATTACAGACGAATCTAAATCTTTAGAAGATTAACAACCATTACTATCAACTATACTCTGTTTTATTGGTTCTGAAGGAGACCATTTTACATAATTAATATATTCTGTATCCATTTTTGCTTTAACAAACTGACCTTCAACAGCTTTTGCTTTCTTTTTAACACGTTCCCAGTCAGTTTTACAAATAAACATAGGAGCAAATTGCGAAGCTTCTTGTACATTCCATTTTGGTAATGGTTCTATAGTATCTGCAACTTGTATTTTTAATTTTAAACTTTTACTTCTATCTACTAATTTACTACCATGATTCTTTTTATTTGGTGTAAATTCATCAATTAAAAATTTAAAAGTTCCTTCTTTAGTTACTAATAGTCCAGCACCAGAAACATCTCCTACTTGTCTACGTTCTGTCCATGTATTTCCTTGTTTATCAGTACATGTAATAATTAAAACATCACCCGGTTTAACTAAACCTCTACCATTTGGATTTTTAGGAGTTGCTGGTAATGTTTCTGGAGCAACAGCAATTGTTTTTAACGGAACAATCATATTACCTCTATTTCCGAATCCTATTTCCGATCCAGAATCTGGACATTCATCCATAGCATATCCATATTGAGTCAATTTAACTTCACCAAAATTAAATTCTAAAACTTTTCCATTAGTAGGAATATTATCCAATCCAGCTCCAGCTTGTGGTGGTTGTATTCCTGATCCAGTTGCTTGCACTGTATTAGCTGTATTACCAGCACCTCCAGTTATTACTGCCTCATTACCTTTAGAAGGACCATCATATGTATCATATTTCGGTGCTTTTGGGGCATCGTCAAATCTTCTAGCATCAACACCCTGTTTTTGAGTTCCTTGTACTGGTACACCTTGCGGAACTGTTCCACCTCTAGGTACAACCATACCTTGCGGAACGTCTAATGCATTAGCATATGTATTTTCTGTAACATATTGTGCTGGTGCTGCTGCTCCTAAAATATCAATCAATGATTTTACATTTCCATTTTTAACACCCATATACTTTCTTTTAGCATATGCAGCATTCATTTCAGGATCATAAGGATTATATCTTTGATTATAATCAAACATCCTATAACAATCACCCAATTCTCTTTGTATAGATGATTGTAAGTCAGAATGTATTTCAGAAACTGCAAAATAGGATGAAGTATCACCAGTTAATGGTAATCTCATAAATGCATTGTCTGGAGTTATACCTTGATTTAATTTATCTTTAACACGTTGTCTATCTTTAGCTGAAAAAAACGGTTTAACACCATCTTGATATAAGTCCTGTGCAAGTATTTTTAATTTAAAAAATTCAGTTCTAAACTGTGGTTTGATTTTATTAAGAACATTTGTAGCTATGTTAGTTGGTGCATTCAATGCATCACCTACTGCACCACCTAAAATTGAAGCTGCATCACTTAAACCTCTTCCGAAGTCTCCTAATGTTCCAATACTAGATGACATTGGTTTGAAATAATTACATGGACTTTTACAAGTCCTCATCATTGCTGCTAACTTATTTAAAAAGTTTGTGTCTTCATTTATTGGTCTATTATTGGTTATAAAATATGGACTGTCTTTAATGTTCGTTATATTTTTTGCAGCTTCAAATGCTTCACCCACTTCAGTTTTTACCGTATCACCATAATACGACGGAAAAACGTTTACTTTTTGTACGAAAAATTTTAAAGTTTGAACATCTAAATCAGGACCATATATTATAAATCGTTTCGTAAAATTACGAAGAGCATTTAATGGATTAGAAGAACGTTTAACACTTTTCCATTCATACATCAATTCAACTTCTTGCGGAAAGCCACTTGCAAATTCACAAAAAGTTGTATTTTTTTCTAAAAATGATGGATCCGGTCCAATTGCTATTGCTTCTAAAAATTCAGGAAATGTATTTCTGTATAACATAATTATGCGTTTTCTGATAAAAATTCACTTAATGTTGTTCCCTCATCATCACCATCAACCAATCTATATGGTTTAATAGTTTCAACTTCATTATAATATGTATCAAAGTTAAACACATGTCGAACACGTGTAACGAAATGTCTTCCCAATACATTCATATCCCATTTTGTTGGAACGTATTGTCCATTTTTACTTTCTGCTGTTTTAACAACATCCATAAATGTTAAAGACTTTCTATGTGTTTTTCCGGTTAATTTAAATTGATATACATTATTCAAATATAACAAAGCACACATTTTTTGATTTAAAAACTTTTTCTCATCCATCTCTGGAGCCATAACACCTTTATATGTATTATAATTGTTCTTTTTATTTGGATTTGGATAAAAATTAGGAAATGCCTCTAATTTAGATCCATTATCTTTAGAAAATTGATCTTTAAATGGTTTTACAAATAAATCATAAAAAGTTTTCATGAATGTATCACTATTTAGAGTCGAAAAGTTATATACCATCGATTTAAATGATCTAGATGACGACAAAACTCCAGAATTACCAGATAAATCCACATTATACTTACAAGATGGTGAATCTATATAAAATTGATTTATCTTTGATTCTTCAAATGTTACTGGAAATACTTCCCATTTAATAGGGCACTGTTCTGGTTTATTTTGAGATACACCAAATTCTGTTTGTGGTGTAGAAGGAAATCTTAAAGCTTCTTTTAAATATTTTTTATTTTGTTCAAATAAAGTTTTAAAAGAAATTAATAAAAACTTTTTCTGAAACCTATCAAATTGCAAAACACAAGGAGATTTTTGAAACGAATGAAAAGATAAAACATAATTTAAAATTTCCAAATATGACATAACTCCATATGGATTAATCGTAATCTGTGATTCTCCGTCAAATTCAAATATTTGTTGGTTAGTAGCTGGATCTAAATAAAACAAATCATCAGAAGGACTACCTTCGTTATAAACCGCATATAATATTGATTTAATTACTTCACCAGTTGGTTTTCCATTACCAGCATTCGTCTCCATGTAATTACCAACAATTGCACCAGCCTGTTTTAATCCGAAAATATTACATATATTTTCAGCTAACATATATTGTGCATATTCAACCAACATAAGCTTTTTACAAACTACATTGTTATGTACAATTTCAGTAGCTTCTATAATAACAAATCGAAAACTTAATCCTAAATGTTGTTCGTTTTCTTTATCTTTACTATCTTTATCAAAATTTCCAGTAGCTATTGGAACTATTTTTATATCTAAAATATCTCTACCATTACCGTGAAAAATAAAAGGTGCAGGAGATTTTTCGATTACATTTTGATCATTCGCAAGTATTAAAGTTCCAGTATGAAATGGATTGAAAATGTTATCTTCAATTTCTAAACTAATCATGCTGTTTCTTTGAAGAAAAACAACATTATCTGTATTAAACATGCAAAGACTAAGGTAATATTCTTCATTTCCATACTTTGCATAATAATGCTTTTCATTAGTAGAACGTCCATCCATAATTATATCTTTTGTTTAATAGCATTAAAAACTATATCTAAATAATCAACCTTAATTATTTTAATAATAGATCCTGCTTCTAATAATTTAACCGGATTAACAATATTATTAACTACTAAAATTAACCACCATAAATGTTGAGTGCTATACAAATTATAACTTAAAGTAGTTAATGGCATTTCAGCTTCTACTCTTATATATTCAAATATACGATCATCTAAATCTGAAGGTAATGTTACTTTAGATAAAATATTATAAAATGCATATGTATCACCATTTTCATTATTAAATTGATACATATTAAAGATATTTTCATATCTATCTGCATCATGTATTAAATTTAATTTGTTCATATGAAATTATTGATTTGCTAAACGTGTTGCTGCTTCTATTTTTTTCTGATTAGCATGATACCTTTGTGCAGCAGGTGATGAATCATTTGCTGCATAACGAGGTTCTGGATTTCTTCCTTCTGATAATGCTTCTGCTGCCGCAATTCTACGTTGTGTTTCTGATTGATATGGTTGTGGTGTATTTGGTGTTTGTGTTGTTTGTGCTTGTTGATCAAACACTGCTGAAGATTTCGGAACATTTGGAGTTTGATTTGTTTGTTCCTGTTCTTTTGGTACATTTGATGATTGATTTGATGATGGATTAAAATTTTCTACACGAGTTTGATTTTGATTAGCACCATTTGCTTCGTTTATTAAATCTCCAACTCCATATCTTTTTGATACATCAATTCCCGCACTACCCATTTCTGGAATAATAAAATTATTAACTTCAGAAACCAAAGACTCAAATTTTATTTTTACCTGATATGCATCTGGTACAATAGTATCTTTACCATTACCATTCTTTAACATACGTTTAGTTCCAGCGTGATCTATTCTCAATTCACTAATGTAAGCATATGGATAAAACCCTCTACCCGGCACCGTCAATTCATATATACAAGGTGGATCAACCAAAATACGATTATGTCTGTGAGGTGTATTCTGTATAATTAATTTTGTTAATAATTCTAAATTTTTACTATAAGAATCTTCTGTTAATGTATTATACAAATAAAATTCAACATCTACAGAAATACCAGATGATTTAAAATCGTAAAATTTAGGTCTCTGCACATACATACCGGGTTCCGTTAAAGCTATTCCCATAGATGCCACATCTTGTATAGTTTTAGTAACCTCTCCCATTCCACCAGCAATTTTATCTAACATACTATTACCGCTATTATAAGTTTCTTCAAAACTATTACTAAAATTAAAAAAACTATTATCAAAATATGGAAATTTATAAACAGTTCCAGTTTCTTTTCTTATGTACAAATAAGCATATTTGTCTCTCAAATCATCACTAGCCCAAGAATCCGCAGTTTTATCCGCAGCTTTCATTTGTTCCGATACGAAATTAGAAGCTTTTTTTGCTCCAGTTTCTAATTTATTTAAAACATCCGAAGTTTTGTTTCCGACATTTTTCATAAATTCTGCAAATTTATTATCAGCAAAACTTTCTTTTAATGTATTAGTAAATGCACCAGCTGCTGAATTTTTATCTACAGTTGATGCAACTATATCTGGAAACAATAAAGCAGAAGTCATCAATGAACTCATGTATGAGTTTCCTGCCATTTTAAATTCTCTTACTTCAACATATGGTATTTCATTTATTTTAGAAATTTTATTTTTAGAATATGTCCAATCATAATCTTTAATTATATCAATTAAATTACTAACTCTTGGTTTTATTGAAGGTTTAGTAGTTTCTGGAGTTTTATTAGTATTATTTAAAACAGACTGTCTACTCGGCATGGCAACAGTATACTTTCCATCGTCTTTAACAGCAGGAGGAGTGCTTTTTTTAAATATATTGGATATAAAACCAAACATAAAATTATTTAATTGCTCTAACCATTGATAGACATACTTGCTAATTTTAAGTTATTAAAATATTTGGTTTTTGTAGCAAAACCGGGAGCATTTACCGTAGTTCCCGAGTTAGAAGCACCAACTACTTGTGTTCCTCCACCCCCAGCACCTCCAGTTTTTTCAGCAATCATTCTTAATAATTCTCCGTTTTGTTGTAATTGCTCAAGTTGCATCTGTTGAATAGATAATTCTTGTTCATTTAAATTCTTAATTGCTTCTTGAATACTTTTGTCACTTTCAATTTTATTCTGATAAACTTGTTTGAATTCACTGTTCATCGTCATTTTTTCGAAATCCGCATAGGTCTTATTAAAAGTATCTAATGCACCCGAAAATTCAGTTAATGGTTTTGTTACGCTGAGTAATTCAGCAACAAAAGGTTTTAAACTTATATCTGTTGATATTGCCTTTAAACCTTCACCCATAAATTTTAATCCCAAACCAAGTTTATAAATTTTTTCAGAATCTACTTTTTCAAATTTTTGAATTTGTGATACTGGATCTAATCCAAAAAGGCTAGATAACCCATTTACTATACTTGCACCAACACCTGCCACACTTCCACCTAATAAAGCTATTAAACCTATTCCTAAATCTTTCAAACCATTTCCAACAGATGATAACCTATTACCATCAACATTGTTATATTTGACTAATGAATCTGCTAATTTATCCATTACAAACACCAAACCTAAAATAGCTGCCATTCCAGCTGCGGCTATTAAAGCACCAACACCAGTTGACACCATTGCTCCTATTGCTGCAACTACAGCACCAAAAGCTACTAAAGATAGTCCAGCAGCTGTAAGTCCATCTGTAATTGCTTCCCATGGTCTATAAGCAAATTTAGTTAAAGTCTCTACAAAATAATTAAGAAGTAATGTCATTCCTAATAAAGCTGCTAATCCAGCTATTAATTGTATTCCACTTGTTGCAACTTTGCCCAATATATACATAGTACCTAACATTACTCCTAAAGTAATTCCCATCATTGTAATACCTTTTCCAAAGGTTTCCCAAGGCATTGTTGATAAAGTTTGTAACAACGGAATCACTAAAAATCCCATAACTAAAGACAATGCTGCTATTCCTAATATAGATTTTCCTACATCTGATGAGGTAATTTTACTCATTAAAACCATTGTTCCTAATAACGCTACTACAACAATACCAAATTTTATTATTCCTTTTAACACATCTTCAAATGGCATATCTTTAAACAAATGTAAAACTGGTATAACTATAAACATTGCTGCTGCCAATATACCAACTGTGATTGCTCCTTTACGAACATCACTATCTTTTTTTTGTAGTAATGTCATAGATCCAATTAACAACCCCATTACGATTCCGAATTTAATTATACCATTTAAAAAATCACCGAATGGCATATTTTTAAATAAATGTAAAACTGGTATTACTAGTAATACTGCTGTTATCAACATACCAACAGATATTGCACCCTTACGAATATCATCAGTTTTTTTGTTCAATAAAATAAACAATAAAGAAAAAGCTGTTATTACGCCAATAACTTTTAAAGTTTGTCCAATATCTATGCTTCCAGAATTAACTAAAGCTTGAACTATTAGAAATATACCAGTGCCTAATAACATAAAACCTGCCACATTTTTCAATTTACTAAAGATACCTCCATCCCCTCCTCCCTTTTCAGCTTTTTTAGCTTGATCTTGATCAGAATTAATTAATAATCTCTGTGAATAATATGTCATATCTGACACATTACTATTTAATTTAGAAAAATTTTGCTCATTCCTATTAAAGTAATCAGACAAATCTGATTTAAAGAAATCTTTTACATGCTTAATAGTATTTCTTATTTCTTTTAAATAATTAGTAGAATGACCATGTTTAACAGAATCCGTAATATTCTTCTTTTTAATATCATCTAATGTTCTATCGATAGATGATAAATTCTTATTAATATCTACAATACTAGTAGGCTTTATGCCAAACATTATTCTAAACCGATTTGCGGTTTTATCTATTAATGATTGATCAAATGTTGCCTTTCCTTGTGGGATATTTTGAAATCCATCAACTAACGCTTGAATTACCGAACTATTCAAGACTTGTAATTCATTTACAATATCTTTAGAAAAACTTTCTGGATCTTGAGTAGGAATTTTTTTAAATGCATCTGTTAAATTTTTACCTATAGAAGAATCAAGGTTTTTAAATCCACTATTTAATGTTTTAACTACAGAATTATTAACAACTTTCAATTCGTCTACTATTTCTTTAGAAAAATCAGATTCGATTTCTATGTTAGATAATAATTGTGGTAATGTATTTTTAAATTCTTTACTTAAATTTTCTGCGTAAATCTTACCTTTTTTCTCTGTGTCTTCTTTATTAAATCCTAATCCTAAAGTTTTTTTATAAATTTTAGATTTTTCTTCAGTTTCTGCTTTTATTTTAGCCTTTTCTTCACTAGATAATGAAGTTTTAATTTTAGATTTACCACCTGCTTTGTCCACACCAGTGGATACACCAATATTAACAGCAATACTCTGTAATTGAGTTATTACCTTATCTAGGTTAGTTAATAATTTCTTCTCGTCCACTAATAATATTTAATCTAGATTTACTCTTTAGAGAACAATCTAGCATCAACAGGCAATGTATTGCCATCAACAGTAATATATTCGTTTTCTTCTTTACGAAATTGTTGAATATAATCTAAAATCTTATTATTAAGTGTAACTGGTACGCTTTCAATCACAGAAAGACGATCTTTAATAGGAGCAGAAGCTAAATCAATCTCATCTTTTCCTATAATAATTTTAGTAACAAACTTAACAATCTCGTAAATGAATAAAGAACCTATAGTATCACCAATATTTTCGTTTTCTTTGTTCTTTTTTAACTTATCCAATTGGAATTCATTAACTTTTATGTCAGTTTCCAATGCAATTACGTCAACTTCTGCTGTTAAATCAGTTTTTTCTAAAACTAAAGATACACTTTCAGGAAAAGAAAATGTTAACTTTTTAGATACGATATCTTTTAAATTAAATTTAAAAGTTTTTTCATTTTCTGTCATTACAAATTCCGAACCAAAAGCTTGAATCCTCAAAGAAAGGATTACAGGGAATCTATCAGTTACCAAATATTTGTGTTTTTCAATAGAATTATCTAATATAATCTGATTAATTACATTACTCAGCGTAATTCCAGACAAATTTCCATCTAATCCACTCTTAATAAGATCTTTTTGTTGCTTAATAGACAAAGGACGAAACTTCATTTCCTTTTTAGCTGAAGGAACATATACAGAAACTAAATTAGCATCATTTAATTCTTTAAGTTTAGATAAAATATTGGTTACGCTCATAATAATATATACTCTAAAGAAGATGAAATTCAATTATTTAAATTTAGGGATAGAGGGCATCGAAGGCATACTGGATTTATTAGCTTCTTCCTGTCTTTTCATGTCTCTATTATAAAGATTTATATAAATTTTACACTCATTTGGTGTCATATCACAAAATTGCTCATACGAAACATTAATTTTTGTAATAACATTATATTGCATTTCGTAAAAATTCATTAAATCATCAGAAAATATAGTCTTTATAAAATAAAACATTGATTTATCATATAAATTTAAAGTTATATTATCTAAATTTAAGTTTTTCTTACCTACTATTAAATTTATTTTATTAAATTCTTCGTTTAAATTGAAGAAATTATATACTTCTCCAGCAAGTTCTGCTGGAAGATTAGACATTATAACTTCCTTTTCATCTTCTGTCAAGCTAGAAAAATTAACAATTTCTTTATTTATAATAATATTATTAATAATTTCTTTATATATATCATCTATATTATCTAATATAAGCTTCTTTGGTATTGATAATTCAACTGT